CATGGAGAACACCTTTCAAGACACACCGCCTCGGGCGCACTTTTCAATCCTCATGGATACACAGCCGCACATAGAACATATCCATTCGGCACAGTGCTAAGAGTTTGTCATAGAGGTTGCGTAAATGTTACAGTTAATGACCGTGGACCTTTTGTTAGAGGTCGGAGTTTGGATCTTTCTTATGGTGCTGCTCGTGCTATTGGCATGGGATCAACTTCCAGCGTCTCCGTTGAGAGATTGAACTAACTATATACTCCTTGAGGAAGATGGAGATATAGTCATGTCAGTAGTAGATTTTAAAGTCCTCAAGGAAAAGCAAGAGTTAGCAAAAGAGTTAAGAGAATGGCGAGAGCGTCTTAGATTGTGTTACGAGTATGATTGGAAAGATCCATCTAGGGCAATCTGCCATTCTGAAGTCAAAAGATTGACCGAACTTGTTGAGGGTGAAACCATTATTGATAAGTTATCGAAATTGAAATAAGGGCCTGTAGTTCAGGGGGAGAACGTCTGCTTTGCAAGCAGAATGTCGGCGGTTCGATTCCGTCCAGGTCCACCAATATGCTGCGGTCTTCTAAATGGCCTAGGAAACCTCGTTCTCAGCGAGGGTAATGAGGGTTCGAGTCCCTTCCGCAGCTCCAAATATTTCTCTTGACATTCCATAAAGATACTATATAATATGTGTATGTTGCAATGCAGCACACACGGAAACTTCGCTAACTTTAGGAAGGAATACAAATGAGAACTATTTCAATCGCAATTGCTGCCATGCTAATTGGTGGCACAGCATATGCAGGCGATGTTATCGCACCGCCTATTACCAAGTATGTTGAGGCACCGCTTCCTCCAAAGCGTCCATCTAATTTCGGCAAGATCGATAATCAGAAGGTCAATCAGAGGATCGTGGAACTCACTACACGTAAGTAATAAATAGTCCTACAACGGTGACCCCGCAATGGGGTCACTTCTCTCTATGGAGTCGAAAATGAAAAAGATTGTTGCGCTTCTTACAGTTCTAGGTATTTCTCTTGCTACTATTTCTCCCGCTAGTGCCTGGTATCGTGGTGGGTATGGTTATTACGGCGGCTGGGGTCCAGGTGCCGCCATCGGTGCTGGCATTGCCGGTGCTATTGTTGGTGGTGCTATTGTCGCTGGTTCTCGTCCCTATTACGGCGGTTATTATGGCGGATACTATCCTGCGTATGGATATTATGCTGCTCCCGCTCCTACGTATTATTATCCTCAGACATACTACGGTTGGTAATATTAATAGCGAGGAAGAGAATGTGCTATTATACACTAACAATGGATCATGTTGCTACAGATGAAGGTCACACCAGAGCAATCATGATCATCGATGCTAAAAGCAAAAACGAGGCGACTGCAAAGTTCCTCAATACCTTCGGTGCCAAATACTACAATGATGTAGTTGTTACCGAAGGTATTCATGTTGAAGATGGTTTTGATCGTCTCTTGACAGATCATGTGAAAAAGTATATACTAAAAGCTAAGACTAAATCACCGGACGCTCCATTGGTGTCTTATCAGAATATGATCAATCTAAAGGATTTGTGATGAAAAAGTTTGTGATTGTTTCTGCGCTTGTTCTTGGTATGACTAGTCCGAGTTTGGCATGGTATGACTCTTACGGTGGATTCACTTGCGGTTATCTAGATCCTCTCACCTCGATTCTAGATAGCATCTTTGGTCCACCTTGTCCTCCACCTGTTGCTGTTGTTCAGGCGCCTCCAGTAGTTGTTGAACGTCCCGTTCCGGTTCCTGTTCCTCAGCCCGTGCCTGTTCCAGTAACAGGTGGTCGTCCATGTCCTGTATATGGTAATTGGTGTTGGTAAATTAAAACGCTGGTATAGTATAATGGCATTACAGTTGCCTCGTAAGCATCAAACGGGGGTTCGATTCCCTCTACCAGCACCACTTATTGGAGAATGAAATGAAATATATTACTGCTGCTATTATCGGTTGTCTACTTGCTCTTCCTATTACATGGGCAACGGCAGAAACTAAAACAGAACCAAAGACAGAAGAAAAGTTAGTCTGTGAAAAGACTGATGGTCTAGTGACTAAGATGAATGAAAAAGGTTTCTATCATCTCCTGAATATGACAAATGATAATGATGTGGTTGAGACTATTTGGATTGCAGGCACTACCATTATTATTACAGCACAGACTGGTGACAATTCCTGTATCCTTGCATCTATGAAGGACGTAGTATATAATCCTGACACTCTCAAAGGCCTTGTGAATGCCTACGAGAAGCAAACAGGCAAACAAAAGGATATCTAAATGGCATGGGGTTATCATCTTATACTAGATTGTTATGATGCGGACAAAGAATTAATCACCGATGCAAAGAACATCGCCGCTTTTGCAAAAGCATTAGTAAGTCGTATTGATATGGTTGCATATGGTGAACCGCAAGTCATTCACTTTGGTGAAGATGATAAGCAAGGTTATACACTAATTCAGTTGATCGAAACATCCAATATCACAGCACATTTCTGTGATGATAGTGGCAATTTTTATATGGATGTTTTCTCATGTAAACCATATGATACAACTAAAGTGTTAGAAACAGTCAATCAATTCTTCGCACCCAAGAAGATTAGGGAGCGTTATCTAGAAAGAGACTAAAATGCGTAAGAGACTAGACTTGGATGAAGTAAGAGAGTTCATTGAAAACTCTTCGGCTACTACAAAGATTTACATTGGTTCGGACTCCGAGCGTCATCGTCGTGGTGGTGTTTGGTTTGCGGACTATGCGGTTGTTGTGGTAGTTCATAAAGACGGTAAGCATGGCGCTAAGGTCTTCGGTGAAATCACGACTGAACGTGATTATGACCAGAAGAAGGATAAGCCAAGAGTCCGTCTAATGAATGAGGTGATGAAGGCAGCACAACTTTATCTTGACTTAGAAGAAGTCATCGGTGACCGAGAGTGCGAGGTTCACATCGATATCAATCCAAATCTAAAGCATGGTTCATCTTGCGTAATCAGTGAAGCAGTTGGCTATATCAAGGGCATGACAGGAGTGACGCCTAGGGTAAAGCCAGAAGCCTGGGCAGCATCTATTTGTGCTGACAAGTTTCCAGAACTAATGTCACATTAACGACATAATGTTTCACTAAATAGTATTCCACAGGGTGTCATATGCCCTGTGGTTTACCGTCGGTGTCTGCGGATGTACCAGCACCGACAACCAACTCCTACGGCCTCGTCAGGTTCTTCCTAAATCAATCTCACATTTCCTTAATCTTTCGTTATCGTGTGATTGTGCGTGGCCGTATATAACAGAAAGGTACTACTATGAAGAAGATTTTATTTGCTTTCATTACGGTACTTGCTCTAGGCGGTACCGCCGAAGCAAGAAATCAATATTCAAACCAAGAGGCAGGAGAGTTCAATCTATTAGACTCTATTCTAGGCACGAACAATGGAAACTGGAACGTAAGTCCACGTATTCACGGCCGTGCTAGACTTGCTTCTAGACATCACTACACCCATACAGCAGGTAGAGGAAGAAACGTTGGTGCGTCGGCATCAATTGTTGCATATGGTAGAATGTTACAGCATTCTGGTTTCCGTGTGTCAGAGCATCCTGCTTTTGGAGGTGTCCATCCTGTTCATCATGGTTGGGCGCACTATGCTGGTCGGGCAATCGACATCAACATAGGTCGTGGTGTTAGAGAGGCGTCAAATTCAGGTGCTAGACATCGATTTGATAATCTCGCTGCGAGAGCCAGAGCAGCCGGTTATACGGTTCTCTGGAAGGTAGCAGGTCACTTTGACCATATGCATATACAACGTTAATAGGGAGGGGCAGGAGAAATCCTGCCCTTTTTATCATGCAAATACTAAAGACAATTTGGACAGAACGAAAACGAATAGGACAAGAGCGCATAGATATATGTGGAACTTGTGATAGATATGAAAATGATAAATGTAAAGAATGTGGATGTATAATGAGCATTAAGGTAATGTTTCCTCATTCTGATTGTCCCTTGGGCAAGTGGAAACAATATCGAGATGAAGACTTGACAAATGACCAAAATGTGATATAATACGTCATGAAATCGATCAATAACGGAATACTTCACACCCTATCCAAGGTAGCGGCTGCTAATCCTAATCCACAGGAAAAGTTGGCCGCTGCTATCGTCTATCGCAATCGGATTGTTTCCATCGGAATGAATAGTATGAAATCCCATCCGATGGCAGCGAAATACGGAAAGAATAAACACGCTATTTTCCTACATGCTGAGGTAGCCGCTATCAAGAATGCTCTCCGTGAAATCGGTGTGGATGACTTTTCTAAGTGTGACATTTATATCACAAGAGTAAAGAAGGAAAAGCCATTCACCAAAAAGTTTGTATGGGGTCTGGCTAAGCCTTGTGCTGGTTGTGAAAGAGCAATCGCAGAGTTTGGTTTGAAACGAGTAATCTATACCTGTGATGATGGCAAATATGAGGTGATGTAATGAGCATTGATCAACTAAATCATGATATCTATGTTTCGGAAAAAGAAAAAGAAATCAAGCGTCTTCAAAAGTATGAGAAGTTGGTTCAGTTTATTGCCAATGACTATTATGAAATGTCACACGATAAGGTCAAGTGGCAGCATAATGACTGGTATAAGCGTTGCCGCAAACTGATTGAGGAAGACAATGTGGAATCCGATTGAAACTTATCCTTATGATAGCCCTTACCATTATCTTCTTTGTCATAAGGAGAAGAAGTGGATTCGTTTTGGTAGATGGTACTCTCAACAAAAAGAATGGTACTATTCAGGTACCAATGAGCGTTCACAATGGGCACAAGTAAAAGGTGACGAACCTACACACTGGATGAAGATGCCGGAGATACCTAATGACTGACGAAAAGAAAATGACTTGGTGGGAAGCAAGTCAAAAGATTGGTGATGCTATGGACGCAGCCAATAAGGGACTTGACGAACTGGCAGATAACTGTCCATATGAAACGAAACTTGCTGTCACACGATGGGCAATAAAGCATATCGTGGACCATGCTCGTGATGGTGGTTCTTACAGATATCTAATCTATGATCGCCTTGGATTCGGACCAGATGCTTATGTGCCACTATATGATGCTGGTGCTATGGTAATCTCTAATGAGTTTGATATTGAGAATATGGATGCCATCAAAGCAAAGGTTAGAGAAGAAAGAATCGAATCTCTAAAGCCTCTTCTTCATATGTGTGATGAACCTGGATGTTTCAAGGACGCTGGTTGCGGATGGCCCAGTGAAAATGGATATCGTATGACTTGTGGTGAACATTATCGTGGTGTTCATTATGGGAAGCCTGAGAAGTGATATATATTCACAGAATATCAAGTCTGGCGAGAGTGCTTCGTGAGCATTGGTGTTGTGAATATGTCATTACCTACATTGGCTCGGCCGATTGTCCTGCTAGTGACAGTGAACTTATGATTGGAGTTAGAATATGAAAATGATTTACAAATATCCGCTTGGTTCGGAAATACGCCATAACATGGTGACAGAGATTGATATGCCAAGAAACGCACAGATATTGGACATACAGATGCAGGGTGATATTCCTGTGCTTTGGGCTATCGTCAATCCTAAAAAGCCATCTCGTAAATATGTGTTTCATGTCTTTGGTACAGGATATGAAATGCTTGACTATGAAAAGAAGCATTATGTTTATGTCGGCACAGTCCAACAGAGAGGTATGATGACTCTTGTTTGGCATATTTTTGAGGTGATTGAATAATGGGCAGTTCACGAGACCTAATGGACGAAGAAGTAGAAGACGCTAATGCTACACGGGGAACACCTTACACTAATCCAAAGGGATGGTCCTGGGATGCAGCGTCAGATTCCTGGATTCATGATGACGGAACTAGAATGAGTCACTTTACCCCGACAGGTCAAGCGGCAATAGTTTCAGGTGGACGACTAATGGGCCCAACGACTAGCAATGCCACTCCGCCTCCATATCCATATCCACATTCACAGGCTTCTATCGGACCAACTGGTGCGCTCGGCACTGGAAAACTTGGTCCTCTTGAAGGTCCTACAGGAGGCCTTACTATTAATTCACCTGTTCATAGTGAAATGGTGGTTATGACGCCTCATGGTAAAGTAAAGATAAATCTTGATACCGGTGTTCTTACTATTCCACATGGTATCGGCCGTGAAGAGGCTATTCGTGACTTTTGGTTAGGCTTTCAAGAGAACTTCCGAGGTGCTGAAAAGGTAAAGTATGAGAATGAGATTGCTTATCTAAAAAAAGACATAGAACATATCACCCAAAAAGCAGAAGAATATAAGAAAGAAGTTAATAAGATTGTAAAAGACACGATTGTTAAAAAGGTCAGTGAAAAGTATGGTAATGAAAAGTTTATTATGATAAAGCCAGCAGACCTAATCAAGATGATAGAGGGAGCATGAGAGACAAACAAGAAGAACTAATCGAACAACTACATGAACTGGCGGACTGGGTTGAGAAACACAACTCAGTCCATTGTCCATCTGTAACACGAAAGGCAGCATACACGATTGCCAGATTGGAAGAAGAGAACTATCGAATGCATCTTCAACTAAACAAAAAGTATTTGTCTTTTCGTGATAGATATGATATGTTTATAGGTGCAATCAGATTGCGGATCTATTTGATGAGGAAGAAATGGAAAAAAGGTTAAAGACACCACTACGATATCCTGGCGGTAAGAGCAAGGCAATTCATAAACTATTTGCCGAGTTTCCAGACTTGGAAAATGTTAAAGATTATAGAGAACCATTCATAGGAGGTGGTTCTGTTGCTATTCATATATCTCGATTGAATCCAGACTGTAGTGTATGGGTCAATGATCTATATTGGCCTCTGTATAACTTTTGGATTCATCTTCGTGATCATGGTGACAAACTGTCCGATGATCTGTATCAAATGAAACTCACATATAACACAGAAGATGCAGCAAAAGGATTATTTGAATCCAGCAAGTTAATTCTCAATGGACATAACGATAGCGACTATTCAAAAGCAATTGCCTTTTGGGTAGTAAACAAATGTTCATTCTCAGGTCTTACAGAATCCTCAACATTCTCTCGTTGGGCAAGCAATAAGAACTTTAACATCTCTGGCATCGAAGCACTAAAAGAATACAGTAAACATATCAAGAATTGGAAGATCACCAATCTTTCATATGAAGAACTTTTGAATGACACAGAGAATGATACATTCATCTATCTCGATCCACCATATGAAATCAAGTCCAAGTTGTATGGTAAGAAAGGATCCATGCATAAAGGATTTGATCATGATCTATTTGCGGAGTGCTGCAATAGACCTACTCAAGCAAAGATAGCAATCTCTTACAACTCCGATCAATCTGTTAAAGAGAGATTTCCAGATTGGAACCAGATTGAGTTTGATCTAACATATTTCATGCGTTCGGATAGAAAGAACTATCGAGAGAATCAGGCAGATCGAAAGGAATTGTTGCTAACCAATTACAACTAAATATAATAGGCACAATGCCTATTATAGGAACAAAATGGCAGCAGCAAAAACGAAATCACCAGCAAAAGAGGGCGGAGGATCAAGAGGCGGCGCCGCCATGACGGCAGCATATGAGAGTCTACAGGCATACGCTTGTGCGGCCAGAAAAGAAAAAGGTTCGCCTCTTGAGGACATTGATGATGTTAAAAAGTTCCAGAAGTTAAAACTAGCAGATTGTACCAATACTTTAACTTCAGCATTAAAAGAATTGGATGTGTCGTATCATAGTAGTTGTATTAGAACTGCTAATCAAATTTTTGTTGACTTTCCTAAATTGAATAAAGGTAACTATAAATTTTTTAGAGGAAGAGGTGCAATACATGATCAGATATATGCGACATTCAATAAACTAAAAAAGGATAGCGGTATTAGTAATGCCAACAAATGGAATCCTGCTGATATATGGATCATCAAGCAAGGCATTTCTTTCAAATCAGATTTCAAAACACTAGATCAATTTAACAATTACATTTTACAGTTATTCAATAATAACGAAGCAATAGGTGTATCACTTAAAAAGTTAGATAAAAAAGGCGGCGCCAAAGGAATATCATTCAATACAGGTAAAAGTTTAGGTGCCAAGTTTGCGGGATTTAAAGTTGGTGATAGTGTTGATAGTTCAAAAGATGTCTATATTGAATTTAATGCTGAAGGAAAGCAAGGCGCTATACAATTAAGAGTTTTTTCTAGTAGACCTGATCCTGGAAGCTGGCAAGGTGAAATTGGTGGTAAAACCGCCGCCGGCGGAAAAGTGGGCGGAGGAAACATGATCGAGGCCGCAAGGGCATCTGGTGTAATAGACTCCTCATCTTTAAGACCGCAAAACTTTGCAGGATCTATTAATAATCCAACAGACAAAGATATAAAAGATTTTATAGGATATTGGAAGCAAGTTAAAAATATAAAGTCTATGTCAAAGAAACAACAAGATGAATTATTTCAACAAATAAAGTCCACTGCTAAAAGTGATAAAACATGGTGGTTATCTAAGTATGTGAGTCTTAGATACTGTGCTGCTGTTATGAAATCCAAAAAAGAAAATGAAGTTACTAACTGGATCTATAGATACGGATCTTCAGCCGTAGAAAATAGTTCAGCATTCATCAAATATGGACCAGATTAATGATTAGACTTTCACAATACTTAAACGAAGCAGCGGCCGAAAAAGATCGCCATCTAACACACATTGAAGATGCTGTATTGGAAGGTGGTGTTGCAGGCACTCGTAATGCAATACAGTTTCTTATTGCCCTTAGAGATATGTTTGCTGACGATGGACAGACTATATCAGAGGCAAAAGGCGGTCTTATTCTAAGAACCAAGTTTGATGGAGCACCTGCTATCTATGCTGGCATCAATCCTGAAAACGGAAAGTTCTTTGTTGGTTCTAAGTCTATCTTTGCCAAGAATGCTAAACTGAATTATACAGAAGCAGACATTCGTGCTAATCATTCAGGGGGACTAGCAGAGAAACTTTCCCAAGCATTAAAGTATCTACCAGCACTTGGCATCAAAGGCATCGTGCATGGTGACTTTATGTTTTCCAAGTCCGATCTAAAGTCTGAAACAATCGACGGTAAAAAGTATATCACATTTCGTCCTAATACTATTACATATGCTGTGCCAGAAGGAACACCACTTGCTAATCAAGTCCGAGCAGCACAGATAGGCATTGTCTTTCATACCACATATACTGGCAAGACAATGCAAACTCTACAGACACATTTTGATATTGATATCACAGCATTGAAAAAGTCAAAGAACGTTTGGTTCAGAACTAATAGATTGATAGATGTTACTGCGGCAGCAAGATTGTCCAAAGAAGAGAATGCCAAACTGACAGGCATATTGTCACAAGCAGGTTCACTATTCAGAACTGTTCCTGCATCATTACTGAATCAAATTGCGACAAACGAAACATACCGTATTCCTATTATGACCTATATGAATCAAAAGGTCCGTCAGGGCGAGCATATAAATTCAAACTTTCTTAAAGAAGTTATGAACTTTGTTGCAACTAAATATAATAAGTCTATAGATGATGCTAAACGTGCTGACACCAAGGCAAATAGGCGTCGTGAAAAGGATGCAGTCATGCGCTGGTTCCATCAGAACAGTGCAGGTCTGAACACCATATTTCGTTTACAGAACTTATTGATTGATGCTAAACTACTATTAATCAGAAAGTTCAATATGGTAAATGATATTGGCACATTCTTACATACACCAAGTGGTGGATATAAAGTCACGACACCAGAAGGTTACGTAGCAGCATGGTCATCTGGTGGTGATGCTGTTAAACTCGTAGACCGTATGGAGTTTAGTCGTGCCAACTTCCTTGCTGTCAAAAACTGGGGAAAGTAATGTCTGAAAAAGAGAATAAGAAACCTGTTCCTGTAGTCGATACTATTCGAAAGGTTGTCAGACAGGCAAGAAAGAAAAAGATTTATAAATAATATAAGTCCTGTAGAGGGAGACAAATGAAGAAGATCGTATTTACGTTTGGGCGTTATAATCCGCCCACCACCGGTCACGCAGAATTAATTAATTATACTGTATCATTAGCACGTAGAACTGGTGCTGATCATCGTATCTATACCTCCCAATCACATGACCCTTCCAAGAATCCACTAGCACCAAGACAGAAGATTGCTTTTCTTCGTCAGATATTTCCTGGTGTAAATTTTGTGGAAGACTCCTCCATGAAAACAGCATTTGCTATCTGTAAGAAACTAGCAGATGAAGGTTATGAGGATGTAACATTCGTTGTTGGTTCTGATCGTGTAGATGAATTTAAAACACAACTTGGCAAATACGTCAAATCAAGAACTGATAAAGACTTCAATCCTAAAATTCATTATCCATTTAAAAAGTTTCAGGTCGTGTCATCTGGTGCCCGTAAGAAAGGCATTTCAGGTACCGATCTACGAAATGCTGTCCGTAAAGGTGACTTTGCCACATTTGCTAAAGCATCAGCAGCGAAAGATAGAGCATTGGCCAAAAAGATATTCACCACAACAAAAGCACAATTAAATGAGAGTATAACCCGTAAAGATTTCCATGACAAGTTGGATAACTTCATTGACTATACTTGTAAGTATCTAAAGATCAAAGAAAAGCCTGGTCTCAAATATAAAGAACCCTCCGATCAAGGCGAGCAGCCATCATTTGCTGCATATTCACCATCAGACAAATGCGTTATCATCATGACCAAGAACCGTCATCCAATGGACATCTTTAGGTCTGTTGCACATGAATTGGTTCATCATAAACAAAATGAAGATGGCAAACTCGGTAAAGATATTGCTAAAGAAGGTGCTACAGGTTCTCCTATAGAAGACGAAGCAAACTATATGGCAGGAAGAGTTATGAGATACTTTGCCAGAGAG